TTAACACTGAACAGATACTGTACGGTGCTGAAGACGTTGAACATTTATTAGACATAAGAATACTACAATTAGTAAAAGTTAAAGAATTAGACCTTGAGAAGGTTCTGCACTTGGAGAACAATGCGGCTTTAGCTTTTGCTGATATAGAATATAACGGATTATGTTTTGATTCAGAGTCGTGGCTAGCAATAGCTGATGACACTGAAGAGATCGTAAAAGTTCTAGAGAGTGATCTTGATGAAATGATCTATGCATTAAACCTCAACAGGTTTATAAAGAAATCATTTCAAACTGATATGTTTATTGAACCTGAAGAAATTCGTAAAATAGACATTAAGTGGTCAAGTCCTACACAGGTGTTACAAGTATTTAAAGAATATGGTTTGGATATAGATAAAGTTAATGCTTTTGAACTATCACGCCATAAGAGTAAAGCATTCGTTACCAAATACTTACATTATAAAGAAAAACAAAAGGTTGTTTCAACCTATGGTAAATCTTTTCTTAAATATGTAATGAAAGATGGTAAAGTTAGAACTAGCTTTTGGCAAATACTAAACACTGGTCGTGTATCAAGTGGTATGAAATCAGATAATAAGCCTAACATGCAGAATATACCTGCGGATAATAAATTCAGAAATTGCTTCAAAGCAAGAGATGGATATTCATTAGTTTCCGTAGATTATTCAGGTCAAGAGTTAGGAATTATAGCTTCAGGGTCTAAAGATCCTGTATGGATGAAAGCACGTGAAGAAGAAGCAGATCTTCACAGTATATGTGCTGATATGGTATTTAAAGAGAAGTGGCGTGAAGCTGACGCGGATGAAAAGAAGAAACTTAGAACTGCAATCAAGACTATTAACTTTGGTCTTGCTTATGGTATGAGTAAATTCAAATTATCTGACACTCTACAAATACCAGTCGATGATGCAGAAGCTTTAATTAATCAGTACTTTACAGAGTTTCCTAAAATTGGAGGCTTTCTAAATACTCTGGGTAATTATGGTAAGCAGCATGGATTTATTAGAACATTTAAACCTTATAGAAGGATTAGATGGTTCGAGAACTGGCACAATGGTATGAGTCCTAAGAAAGATTTTAAGGAACTCGGTGCTATTGAGCGTGCAAGTAAAAATACACCAATACAAGGTACAGGAGCTGATATGATTAAGCTCTCTATGGTCAAGATAAGAGACTATATAGAAAATCATAATTTTCCTGCATATATGGTTACACAAGTCCACGATGAAATAGGTGTGGAAGTGCGTGATGATGTAGCAGAAGAATGGGCAAGTATACAATGTAAACTAATGAGAGAAGCAGGTGAAGCCATTATACCTGATTTCCCAATGGGTGTAGATTATACAATAACTAAAGAATGGAGTAAATAAACTATTAACTATGAAAGCTAACGATGTTAAAGATCAAGTCCAACGTGACGGTCTAAACAAATGGTGGTCTCGCTTCAAAGGAAGAGGGACTCTCCAGTATGCTACAGGTGTGGGTAAAACCAGATGTGGTGTACTAGCGGCAGCTTTAATAGCTAAAAGAGTGGGTATGGATTGTAAAATCTTAGTATTAACTCCTACACAAACTATTAGAGACAGGTCGTGGAAAGAAGAATTTAAAAAATGGGATGAACAATTATTATTTGAATCATGTGTAAAGACTGTGTGTATACAGACAGCCTATAAATATGTAGGTGAACATTATGATTTAGTAATAGCTGATGAGATACATAATTATATATCTCCTGAATATTTTAACTTCTTTGCAAATAACCATAGTCCAAGAATATTAGGACTAAGTGCTTATATAGACCCAATTAAACTTAGATTACTGACTGCTGTAGCACCTATTTGTGCAAAAGTAAGTACTGCAGAAGCTAGTAAATTAGGATTAATCAGTGAATATAAGATTTACAATATACCACTAAAATTATCAGGAATAGAGAAAAGATCATATACTCATGCAAATAACAACTTCAATAGGTTGTTTACTTTGTTTGATAAAGATCTGAAACTCATGTATGCATGTATGAAACCAGCTATATACAATAAGTTCCTACAACAGAAAGGTATGAGCATTGATGATGAGAATAAAACATTCCCTTATCAATGTAATGCTGCAATGGCTAAACGCAAGAAGTTATTATATAATGCTTCCGCTAAAGTTACTGCAGTTCAACAACTATGTGATATGTATCCTGAACGGAAAACAATCATTTTTTCTCAAACAATAGATTTTGCTGACAAAGTTACAGAAGAGTTAGGTGATACTTGTGTGAGTTTTCATAGTAAGATTGGTAAGAAAGCAAGAACTGCTAACTTAGACAAGCTTATAGATAACAGAACTAAAGTAACACGGATCTCTACTGCGAAAGCTTTGAACGAGGGCATGAATGTCCCGGATATTTCAATGGCTATTATAGCCAGTGGAACCAGTAAAGTCAAAGATTTAATTCAACGTATCGGTAGAACCGTAAGATGGGAAGAAGGTAAGCAGGCGCTTATTTTTCATCTATACATTGAAGGAAGTCAAGAGGAAAAGTGGGTAAATTCTGCCCAGGATGGTCATAGTGTTGAGTTAATGAGACTGGAGCAAAGCTGAACGTATTAAATTTCAGATAACATTGCAGCGCTGAATTGCTCCAGTCCTCATTATTTTTAATTTATTAATCTTTAAAATCAATATTATGTCATTAGATAAATATGATAAGTGGAAGTTAGCATCCCCGGATGATGACCCCAACTTAGTAAGCCCCTGCTGTGGGGATGAATACACAGAACTAGAGTTTAGAAAAGAAGACGCTATGTATAAATGTAGTAAATGTGAAGATCTATTTGAATACCCTGAAGAAACTCATGAATATAAACAACAACGTCTAGAAGATGCTCAAGAAGCTCAAATGGATGCAGATAGGGATGAATCATGAAAACAATAGCCGAAGCAAAACAATATCTAAGAGATAATTTTAAAACCGGGGCTACATGTCCTTGTTGTGATAAATATGTAAAAGCATATAAACGTAAATTAAATTCAGGTATAGCTCGAGCATTAATTATTATGTATAAACTTGGAGCAGTTAACAAGAAATATATACATGTACAAAATGAATTTGCTAAACTTAAACTAAGAGCAACAACCATGGATTATGCATATGCAGAAAAATGGTCGTTAATTGAAGACGGTGATGAAATAGGTACTTGGACTCTAACAGATAAAGGTGTTGATTTTGTTAATAATAGAACTGTTTTACCTGATCATTGTTTAGTATATAATGGTAATGTTTATGGCTGGAGTAAAAAGCTAATAAATATTGATACTGCTTTAAGTACGAACTATGATTATGATGAAATGATGGATATAGGAATATTCCCACTATGAAACTAACAAAAGTTAAGCGAAAGTCTATGATAATAAGACCTTCGGGAAGATCAACAGATTTTATTAGCCCTTCGTTTGGTTATGGTTGTTTATATAACTGTTCTTATTGTTATATGAAACGTCATCAACCTGAAGGATTATCTATTGCTGTAAATGAGCATGATATATTGACTGCTGTTAATAATCACGCTTTCTTTACACCGGTAGAGAAACCTAATCAAACTCATCCTACTCTGACTAGTTATGATATTAGTTGTAACGAAGACTTTGCTCTTCATGCTAAACATCATAACTGGAAAAGAATATTTGAGTTCTTCAGAGATCATCCTGTGGCTATGGGTAGTTTTGCTACTAAATATGTAAACCCTATGTTGTTAGAGTTTAATCCTCTAAACAAAATACGGATTAGATTTAGTTTAATGCCACAGCATATGTCTGACTTACACGAACCTCATACTACTAAAATAATTGATAGAATAAAAGCTATTAATACATTTATAGATGCGGGGTACGATGTACATGTAAACTTTAGTCCAGTTATATTATATAAAAACTGGAAACAAGATTATACAGATTTATTCAATATGCTTAATGATTATGTAGAACATAAAGATTGCGTCCTTGCGGAAGTTATTTTTCTAACTCATAATGAATCTAAGCATATGAAGAATATGGAGAATCATCCTGAGACTGAGAAACATCTATGGGTACCTAAATTACAAGAAGCTAAAACTTCACAGTATGGTGGTACAAACTATAGATATAAATTAGGACTTAAGAGAAATTATATTAACCAATTTGTAGAACTTCACGACAGTATAATACCGTGGAATACAATTAGATACATATTTTAATTATGGAATATAAAGAAGATTCATACGAAAAAGCTTTGAGAGTATACGGCTCAAGTGCTGAACAAAAAGTGGTGTACAAAACGACTCAAGTCATTGGAAAACACACTATTACAACGTATACAAAGAAGAAAAAACCCGAGAAAAAAGTAGTATATAAACTATAATTTTCTTATATTTGTTAACTTTTAAAGCCTGCCTATGAATATAGAAATCAATGTTCCTGGACTCATAAAAAATAAATTAACAGCATCTCAGTATGTTATGTTAGTTTTATTATTTGAAGACAACACGGAACTATTTGTAAATTATGTAAATCTATATGGATTTGCACAAAAGGAGATACAAGGCTTAGTAGCACAAGGATATATATTATCCTGTGACCCTAAGAATCCTTTAACTTGTATAACAATAGCACGAGATAAAGTAAGAGAACTCATAGGTATAGAGGAGTCTTACTTTACAGAGCTATTTAACCACTATCCATTAAAAGTATCTAATGGTAGTTCGTTAAGAATATTACGACCTTCTAGTTTATCTGCTAAATCAGCTATTGTATGTAAAGAAAAGTATGATAGATTTATTAAAGGTAATCTTATTAAACATAAACATGTTTTAGATTGCTTAAGTAAAGAATTACAGATAAGAAAACGAGGTGGTAATATGCAGTATATGCATGCGCTAGAAACTTATATAAATAAGAATGCCTGGGATGCATATGAAGGCTTGTTAGATACAAATACAACTATACAACAAGCAGATGCAAAATACGGACAAGATTTAATTTAAATTATGGATAATAAAAAAGTAAGCCTATACTATAAAAGTATAGCAAAAGCGACGCATGACGCTGTGCAGTATATTGATCAGCGTAGACAGGGACTTATTAAGTCTTTGAGAACTCCATGGTCTAAATATAACCATGTGAGTATGGATGGTATAGAGTGGAACACTATACATACTATAGCGGGTATGTCTGGTAGTGGTAAAACTGCTATTATCAATCAACTAGAAACAGAGCTGTTTAAACTAAATCCTGATGAAAACTTTGCTGTACTTTCATTTAACTTCGAGATGTTAGCGCGTCAATTAGTTAGTAGAAAGTTATCAAATGAGTTAAGCATGACTACTAGACAGTTACATAGTGGTATTGATGGATTTAGTCTTTATGATTCTGAATTCTATAAAGTTTTAGCCGCTCAAAAAGAGTTTAATAAATTACCTATTTACTATGTAGAAATGCCTGGTACTGTGGAAATGATTAAAAATACTATTGAGAAATTTATAGCTGAAGACTTTAATAAAGATAGAGGTATAATGATTATGTTAGATCATACTATATTAGTCCGTGGTAAGCAAGGTGAGATGGAACGTTTAGTTCTTGT